GGTGAAGTAGAATCGGTAAAGATTGAATCAACCGATTCTCAAATGAAAGTAAGTTTTATCTCAGATGATAAGACTTTGTTAGGAGATGTAACCTCAGAAGAAGGTGAGTTTCCAAATGGTGAATTTGGTATTTATACCACATCACAACTGAAAGCACTATTAGGTGTTTTAGAATCAACTGTTGATGTTGAATCAACCGAATCTTATATTAAGTTTTCAGATAAAGGTACATCGGTAAACTATATGTTGGCTGACCTTTCAGTTATCCCAGTTGTTCCTGATTTGAAGCAGATGCCACCATTCGATGCAGAAATCACATTGAATGATGATTTTACATCTAAGTTCATCAAATCTAAAGGAGCACTTAGTGAATCTGATACATTTACATTTAGTTGTATTGGTGGTAAGGGTGAAGTTGTATTGGGATACTCAACAATCAACACAAACCGAATATCTATTTCAGTAGATTGTAAGTGTGAGGGTGATATCCAACCAATCTCATTCTCAGCAAAGTATCTGAAAGAAGTACTTAATGCAAACAGAGGTTCTAAATCAGCAACCTTAAAGATATCCTCTCAGGGGTTATCACACATTTCTTTTGAAAACGATTCATTAAAAAGTAACTATTATCTCGTAGAGATTAAATAAGGATATTATATGAATTTTTGGGATACAGAGCCAGCAAAGCCGGAGTTTGACTTCGAAACACAAAAAAGATTGTTAATCGAAAATATGGACTATCTTTCTTCTATGAGTGTTGAAGAGCAGACTTTATATAAGAAGTGGGTAGAATTGCAAGAACCTAATATGATTAGAGATAAATCTCAAATTGCATCTATGTACGATATTCAATGGGCTCCTACTGATATTAATAATTTGGAACAAACTATCAAAGAGATTGAAGAGTTAGAACCTTATGTTGAAATATTAGAGGATACCAAAGAGGCTGGTAAGTGGACTCATATCCGAAAAATGATTCATACAATGTCCTTTGTTGCTAATCCTGGTCGTAATGTTAAAATCAATGTAAAGGATAGAAAGAGTGGTAAGCTCTTAGGTCAAATATCATTGGCATCAGATGTTACATCAATGGCAGTTAGAGATAACTACATTGGGTGGACTAAGGATGATAAGTTCAAAAAAGGAAAACTCAATCATACTACAATCGCATCAACAATTGTATGTACCCAACCATTAGGATATAACTTTTTAGGTGGTAAGTTAATTGCTATGATGACTACGGTGCCTGAGGTAAGAGAGTTTTGGAAAGAGAAGTATGGACAGACTCTTATAGGAGTTGGTACTACATCTTTATACGGAATCCACTCTCAATACAATGGAATACCTCATTTCAAAACATTGGGTGAATCAGCAGGAAAGATTTCTATCAAACCTGATGATAAGTTCTACGACCCGTGGCACCAATGGTTAAAAGAAAATCGTTCAGAGTGGTATCAAGAAGCTATCACTAACGAACGAATCCGAAACGGCCAGAATATGGGAACTGGTGAAGGTGCTAGTGGACCTGTAAGTGGTATCAAACAAAAGATATTGGGGCAGATTTTCAAAGAATGTGGTATCAAACAATCCACATACCATCATGGTTTTAAGAGGGGTGTATATCTCGCTATGATGTATGAGAACGGACCTGAGTTTCTAAGAGATGAAATCGGAGAAGATGAATTGAAGATGAAACAAAAGTTCGTAGATGGTGTAGATTACATTAGTAAGTGGTGGAAGAAGAAAGCAATCAATCGATACACCAAACTACATTCTGAAGGTAGAATTAAACCTGAGAATTTGTTCTATATTGATGCGATTGGTATGAGTTGGGATAAAATGAAAGAAACGTACTTAAAAGAAGTTGGTAGATAAATAAAACATAAAAAATGAATGGTTACTTTAAACAGATAAAGGAAACTTTATTATATTTTGATTTTCAACCCTTATTATTCTTTTGGGTTACTAGTGATATTTTAAACAATCAAGTTTTATGGACTACGCTGGATTATTGGGATAATTTAGGTCAACCATATACTTATTGGTTATACTTTGCCTATTTAATAGCTAGTATATCAATGATAATATCAATAAATAATACTAAATGGTTATCTAGGTTTGTATCATTATATTTAGTTTTATATTTATTCTCGACAATTAGATATGTTGTAAATATATTTTCAACTTTAGATACAGAACCATTTGTGATAACGGATTTTAAAAATTTATTAATTACATTCTTCTATGCAAGTATGTGGACTTGGATTTTATTTAAACTAAAACGAGAAGTTTTACATAAATCATTAAAAAAATGAGCGAACAATTAACTACAATAATAATTACAACTTTAACTGTAGCTGGTGGTGCTGGAGCTTGGAAGTTTTATGAGTTTTTAATCCGTAATAGGCGTGAAAAAGAAAAGGAAACTATGACTGAACAGAATATGTATCGTGATGATTTACGTGCTCGAGTTGAAAAATTAGAAGGAGATAAAGAATCTTGTCAAATTCAATTAACAAGTATTACAGCCGAATTAGCAGCTATAAAAGTTAAGTTAGACTTTATTGAGAGAGAAAATAACAGATTATTAAGAAAATAAAAATAAATAAATGAATAATAACGAAAATAGCTTATGGGTTGAGAAATATAGACCCGATACATTGGAAGGGTATGTTGGTAATGAACATATCTTACAAAAAGTAAGAATCTATATAGAGAATGAGGATGTACCTCACTTACTTCTATATGGACAAGCTGGTACTGGTAAAACCACATTGGCTAAAATCATTACAAATCAGATTGATTGTGATGTGATGTATATAAACGCATCAGATGAAAACAATGTTGATACTGTTAGGGATAAGATTAGAGGGTTTGCATCTTCAATGGGTTTCCGTAAATGGAAGGTTATTATCTTAGATGAATCAGATTATCTTACACCAAACGCACAAGCAGCACTCCGTAACCTAATGGAAACATTCTCTAAAACTACAAGGTTTATTTTGACCTGTAACTATGTAGAGAAAATCATCGACCCGATTCAGAGTAGATGTCAAACATTTGGGATTACACCACCATCTAAGAAAGAAGTGGCTATGAGATTAAAAGATATCTTAGATGGTGAGAGTGTTCAGTATGAAATGCCGGATTTGGCAGTATTGGTTAATAGTGGATATCCTGATATTCGTAGAGTTCTAAACGCAGCTCAAAGACAGGTTATTGGTGGTGTTTTGGAGATTGATAAAGCATCTACTATTCAGGCAAATTATATGGATGAAGTTCTAACCGTACTGAAATCTAATGATAACCTTAAAGATACATTCAGAAATGTTAGACAGATTATAGCAGATTCGAAGGTGAAGGATTTTACACCATTCTATCGATTCCTATATGATAATGTTGATGAATACGCAAGTGGTAAAGCTGGTAATATTATCTTAAAGATTGCAGAGGCACAATACCAAGACGCATCAGTAGTTGATAAAGAAATCAATGTGATGGCAATGATGTTACAAATTTTAATTGATATAAAAGGATAAGTTATGGCAAAAGGAAAAGGAAAAGTTGTTGGTATGAATCCACAACAACAGGCACCACAATTGAACATCGACCCAACTAAGTTGGATACCGTAAGTTGTGAAAATTGTGAAGGTATCTTCTTCGAAGAGGTTACAATGTTTAAAGAAGTTCCAGCAGTTCAATCACCAAACGGACAGAAATCAATGTTACCGATTCCCGTTGTTAGATGTGCTGAATGTGGAAATGTATCAGAGAAGTTTTTACCTAAAGAATTATTACCTTAATGGCAAAAGCAGCTGGAAATACAGTAAAGGCAAAAACAATATTTCAGCATCTGAGTGGTATAAAGGAGAAGAAGGAGTCTTGGGAATCTCTATCTGAGATGGATAAGAAATCCTTTACTCCTTTTATCATCAATAGGTGGTTGAGTATGAACTTGGATTTACTACCAATCGTTAATATTCTTCAGAAATATACCATTGGGTTATTATCACCCAAAGAAGTTTATAAGTTGTATTTAGATTTCTTACCAAAGCAGAAAACATTTGATAAATACATTAAAGGTAAGAAAGAAGGAAAGTATAACAAAGAACTCTTAGAGTACTTATCAAAGTGGTATGGTGTATCTCAGAGAGAAGTTGGTGATTATTTAGATTTACTTCCAAAGGATGAGGTAATTAATATTTTAAAAAAATATGGTTTAACAGAAAAAGAAGCAAAAAAGTTATTAAAATGAGTAGATTATTAGATATGCTAAGAACATCAGCAATCGCTGATAAGGCAAAAGCACTCCTTACATTGGAGTTATTAGAAGGTAAAGCAGTTGGTATTGGTGACCATTCAACTGGCGATTTTTATGAGAACGCAGAAGAAGCATTAAGAATGTTAGTAGATGCGGATGATAGGTTGATTACGTTGGAAAGATACTTTACACAACAACCACAACAACAACCATCAGAAGTAACCGAACCTAAAAAAGATACCAAACAACAATTAAATGGATAATATAAGAGAAACTAAAACAAAAGTAGTTCATAGAGGTGAACGTACAATGAGTACTAACAAAGAACAATCCGCAGTTGATTTTTGTGAACAAAATTATCCTGAAATGATGGAAGAGTACAAAAGGATTATGTGGGAACAATATGAAACCTTTTGTAAGAAACAACGAAACTATGGACCAGATAATATCTCAGTTGGTACTGATTTAAAAACTAAAGATGATATTAAGATTTCACTTACAGGTCTTTGGTTCAGAATGAATGATAAAATTCAACGATTGAAGCAATTGGTAGTATTAGGGCAGCCAGATGAAGTTGGTGAATCAATACAAGATACTTACGCTGACCTCTCAGTATATGGTATCATTGCCCAAATCGTTCAAAACGGAAAGTGGGGAAAGTGATTAGAAATTTATTACTATCCTTAGTAGTGGGGATAATCACTACAAGCTGTGCAGTACATCCTTTGAAATATTAACGATTTCTTAACATTAAAAGCTTGGTAATACCAGGCTTTTTTTGTATATTTACTTTGTAATAAAAACTGAGAATTATGCAATTATACAAAGTAATGAACGAAACAAATTACCCTGAAGAACATACAACTCAACTTTCATTAGAGGAAGCTAATGAGTTGTTAAGTAGTTTAGAGGAAATGTTTCCAGATGAACAATATTCTATTTGGCCGGATGAGTATGTAGAACCTAAAGAGGCTAGGTATTATAATAATAATGCCGTAGATGGGTGGGAAGATATGTACCCATCATATGAATAATAATATAAATAATTTGGATTATCCAAATAAAATTCGTATATTTGTAATATGAAAGATAGTAAGATAAACAATATATTCACATTTGGTGTAAGAGAACCACAACCTGGTGATTCTAAGGTATCTTACTCTCAATATACAATGTATGCTAATTGCCCACATCAATGGAAATTGAATTATATGGATGGGCATCGTTCGTTCGACCCATCACTTCATTTGGTGTTCGGAACTGCAATGCATGAAACTCTTCAGAGTTGGTTAGATGTACTATATAATAATTCACCTAAAGAAGCAACTGAGATGGATTTGGGTAAGTTATTATATGAAAGTATGATTGAAGAGTATAAGAAGATGCGTGAACAAACTGGAGTGGAATTCAGTTCACCATCTCAAATGGAAGAGTTCTTAGAAGATGGAATTGAAATTCTTAATTATATTACAAAGAATAGAATTGATTACTTCAATACCCGTCAGCTAAACTTAGTTGCAATTGAATTACCAATATACTCAAAAGCAATACCAACGCATGAAGTGTATATGAGGGGGTTTTTAGATATTGTATTCGAAGATACATACCAAAATAAATTGGTTATTTGGGATATCAAAACATCAACTAATGGGTGGAACAAATATCAGAAAGCTGATAAAACAAAAACTGCTCAGTTGGTGTTGTACAAAAAGTTCTTATCTGAACAATACGGATATCCATTAGATAGGATTGATGTTAAGTACTTTATTGTAAAACGTAAGTTAATGGAAGGTATGATGTTTGCTCAGAAGAGAGTACAAGAATTTGTACCTGCAAATGGTAAACCTACATTAAATAAGATAACTAAAAGTTTTGAGGATTTTATCAGAAACGCATTTAATGAAGATGGTAGTTACAGAACCGAATCTGAGTTTCCAGCAATGGCGGGTAAGAACAATAAGAATTGTAAGTACTGTCCTTTCAAAAATGATTTTGATAAATGTCCTAAAGAGAATAGACACAAAGTTTAAATTTAGATATATGTTGTACTTTTATTGTAAAAAGGGGTTGGAGTTTAAAAACATCAACCGAAAGTTCATTATTGGGGTGTTGGGATATACAACCTTTTTAGTTTTAGGTACTTTCCTACTAACACATAATTCAGATAGGCGGGTGGTTTTAGAAACCATTACACCAGAAGAACGATTGATTGTTATAAATCAAAATGAACGAGCATTTAGTGAGGATACTTTAATTGGTATGTTAAAAGAACTAAATGTTAAGTTTCCACATATTGTGTTAGCACAATCAATTGTAGAAACGGGTCATTGGACTAGTAGAATCTTTATAGAGAACCACAATCTATTTGGAATGAAAGAGGCGTATGTAAGAGTTCATACCGCAAAAGGAACTCAACATAACCACGCATACTATGAGAATTGGAGAGAATCGGTGTATGATTATGCATTTTACCAATGTAGGTATTTGGGTGGCCTTAAAACTGAAGAAGAATATTTTCAGTATCTATCCAGAAGTTATGCAGAAGCACCAAATTATATACAATCATTAAAAAGGGTTATAGCGAATGAAAAATTACGTGAGAAATTTCAAAAGTAGTTCAAATAAAACTCGCGTATCATATAAAAGAATATCAAATGGAAATGATGATGATATGAACATAGCAATTATAGGTTCACCTAAATATGATAGTGTTAGAACTATTAGGGATTTTCTATTCAACATCAAACAAAAGTTAGGTACTGATGTTAATATCATAACGAGAGGTAACAAAGATGGATGTGAGAAGTGGGTTAGAAAATATGCTTTAGAGTTTGGTTTTAGATATACGGAGTACAATCCAGCACATACTGGTAGAAATTTATATAGTGGAATGAGTGATGAGTATTATGATAAACCATTTCACCCAACACAAAGGTTACACCAGTATGATTGCATTGTAAAGCATTCCGATAAGATTATCTACTTTGGTGGAATTAAACCATCAGAACAAAAATATTTTGAAAAATTACTTTTGAGATTTGGAAAAAAAGTTGTATATTTGAGTTGATTAAATATACTTCAATATTTATATTAAAATAATTAAGGTTACGAAATGAGTAAAAAGAAAAAGATTCTATTATTATCCGATGATTTAAGGTTGCATAGTGGTATTGCAACCATGTCAAAGGAGATTGTACTACATACCTCACATAAATACGATTGGATTCAGGTAGGTGCAGCAGTTAAACATCCAGATGAGGGTAAATTCTTCGATGTATCAGATTCAGTAAATGAAGAGGCGGGTATTGATAACGCAAATGTTCGTATCATTCCAATGAGTGGGTATGGTAATCAGGACTTAATTAGACAATTAATAACTACTGAGAACCCAGATGCAATTCTACACTTCACCGACCCTCGTTTTTGGGATTGGTTATATGCTATGGAAGATGAAATCCGTAGACACATTCCTATCTTCTATTATAACATTTGGGATGATTTACCAGACCCACAATGGAACGCACCATTCTATGGAAGTTGTGATTTATTAATGGGTATTTCTAAACAAACCTATGGTATCAATACGAGAGTGATGGATAAATTTGGAATGCCAATGGAAGATTGGCAGATTCAATATGTACCACATGGTGTATCTGAAAAGTTTAAACCAATTCCATCTGATTCAAATGAGTATCAGAAGGTAATTGATATGAAATCCAAATTGGGTATTGGTGATAAGAAGTTTGTAGTTCTTTATAACAACCGAAACATTCGTAGAAAGAATCCAGGTGATGTTGTATTAGCATATAAAGAGTTTTGTGATACACTTACCAAAGAACAGTCAAAAGATGTAGTTCTTCTATTCCATACTCAGCAAGTAGACCCGAATGGTACTGATTTGCCAGAAGTGGTTAAGAACGTTTGTCCTGATTATGATGTACAATTCACAAACTCTCAGTTCTCAACTGAAGATTTAAATGTTCTATACAACCTTGCAGATGTTACAATCAATATGGCATCAAACGAAGGGTTTGGATTAGCAACTTGTGAATCAGTAAAAGCAGGTACACCAATCGTAGTAAACGTAACGGGTGGATTGCAAGACCAATGTAACTTTACTATCGATGGTAAGTATATTACTGCAGACCAATATGTTGAGCTAGGTTCACTTCACAATCGTAAGAAACTACCTGAGAATCTTAGTTGGGGTAGTTGGGTAAACCCAATTTGGCCATCCAATCGTTCATTACAAGGTTCACCTGTAACTCCATACATTTTTGATGATAGATGTTCTTATGAAGATGCTGCTAAGGCATTAAGACAATGGTATGATACTCCATCTGAACGTAGAACTGAATGTGGGTTAGAAGGTTCTGAGTGGATGAATTCAGTAGAAAGTGGAATGAGTGCAAGACATATGGGACAACGATTCATTGATTCAATGGATGGTGTGTTTGATAAATGGCAACCAAAAAATGAAGTAGTATTATGGAAGATATAAAAAAATTATGTGTAGTGAGTTGTCCTATCTCAACTCGAAGTGGATATGGTGCACGAAGTAGGGATTTTGTAAGAGGTTTGATTGAATCAAAACCAAATTGGGATATCCGAATCCTTTCTCAGAGATGGGGACAGACGGCTATGGATGCTCTCAAAGAAGATGAAGATGATGATTTGTTAAGTAGAATCATTACTGAGAAGATGGAAACTCAACCAGATGTGTGGATTCAAATCACAGTACCTAATGAGTTTCAGCCGGTTGGTAAGTACAGTATTGGCTTAACTGCTGGTGTAGAAACTACAATTATGCCACCTGAGTGTTTAGAAGGTATCAATCGTATGAATAAGGTATTGGTATCATCTGAATTTACAAAGCAAGTGATTATGAGTTCTGTATATGATAAGAAGGATGAGAAAACAAATCAATTAATGGGCCAACTGAAATGTAATGTACCAGTTGAGGTTCTATTTGAGGGTATTGATTTAGAAGTATATAATGAGAAAGCACCATCTGAAGAACGTATTAATAACGTACTAAGAAATATAAACGAAGATTTTGCGTTCTTATTTGTGGGACATTGGTTAAAGGGGGATTTTCAACAAGATAGAAAAAATGTGAGTGGTTTAATTTGGACATTTTTACAAGCATTTAAAAATAAGAAAAAACAACCAGCCCTAATTCTTAAAACATCAGCAGGTTCTACATCATTAGTAGATAGAGTTAAGTTGAGAAAAATCATCGAACAAATAAAAGATAGTGTGGGTGGTAAAATGTTACCTAATATTTACTTACTACATTCAGATTTAAGTGATTGGGAGATGAACGCATTATATAATCACCCAAAGGTTAAGGCTCATGTATCATTTACAAGAGGTGAAGGTTTTGGTAGACCTTTATTGGAAGCAACTATTAGTGGTAAACCAATGATTGTTAGTGGGTGGAGTGGACATATGGATTTCATTAATCCAGAATACGTTTCAGTTATTAATGGTAAGTTGGAAAAGGTTCACAAATCAGCAGCAGATAAATTCTTAGTAAAAGAGGGTGAGTGGTTTACTGCAGATTACAATCAAGGTGGTTCTATTATGAGAGATATGGTAGATAACTATAAAAAGTATTTAGAGAAATCTCGTAAACATCGTAAGTATAGTAAAGATAACTTCTCATTTGATAAAATGATAGAACGTATTGGTGTATTGTTTGATGAGAGTACGATGGATATCAAAGAACAACCACAACAGGTTGGTTTAAAACTACCAAAGTTAAAGAAGGTTAATAAAGAAGAGAAACCTGAGGTTAAATTACCTAAATTAAAAAAGGTTAAGTAATGCCAGGATACTACAATACACATCTAAGAAAAACATCAGACCCCACTCCAATTACGAAAAGTAAGATGGAGCGGGGTATGGTGGTTAAAATTAAGTACAAAAAAGATACAGGTACAAAGTTGTATCTCGTATTTGTACTACAGCCAAAATGGCCTAATACAATTGAAGGTAAGTTACATGGGTTATCCTTAGATGCAGTATCTCCTGGTAAATTATTAGAAATAGCAGAAATCTATAATGAGGTGATATCAAAATCTTCAAAGGTTAAACGATTAGATTTGGCTAAAATTCAAATCAATGAAGCATCTAAGGTGTTTTATACATCAGAGATTAAAACCGAAAAACAACTGAAGGCTGCGTATCGTACATTCAATCTATTGGATATTAAATCAGTTCAGGCAGTAAACTATGATTGGGGTAAATTTGATAAGATTCCATCTGCAGATGAACGTAGAAAACAATTAGAGGCTGAAGCAAGAGAACGAGAGCAGCAAGAACAAAACAAAGTAAAGTAAAATGAAGATTAGTTACGCAATTCCAGTTTGTAATGAACACGTAGAAATTCAAAGATTAGTATCATTTTTATTAAAACACAAACAATCTAATGATGAGATTGTAATAATATTTGATTCAAAAAATGGTAGTAAAGCAGTAGAAGAGTACCTAAGAAGTCATTCTGTAAACGCAGAGTTCCAATGGTATCCAAATGAATTCGATGGCCATTTTGGTAATATGAAAAATAAACTAAATTCATTGTGTAGTGGTGATTACATTTTTCAGATTGATGCAGATGAACTACCCGATATTGGGTTGATGGAAAATATACATGGTATATTAGAATTGAATGATGTAGATGTAATCTTAGTTCCAAGAGTAAATACGGTCGCAGGACTTACTGATGAGCATATTCAAAAGTGGGGTTGGAACGTAAATTCAGATGGTTGGGTAAACTGGCCGGATATGCAATGGAGATTGTATAAAAACTCAGATAATATCAAATGGATTAATAAAGTGCACGAACAATTAGATGGATTCAAAACCATATCACATTTACCACTTCAAGAAGAGTTAGCACTACATCATCCAAAAACAATCGAAAGACAAGAAAAACAAAACGAGTATTACGATACGTTATAAGTTATGTATAAAGTAGGTATAATTGGTAAGGGGTATTTTGGTAAAAAAATACACTCAACACTTCAATCATTTTGTGATATTAAATTCTTCACTGGTAGGGAAATGGATATTACATATGATATCGATTGGGTAGTCGTTGCATCTTCAACCGAATCTCACTATCAATTAGCAAAAGATTTTATTCAAAGGGGTATAAATGTTTTTATTGAAAAACCAATGACTCCAACATATGAACAATCTAAAGAGTTAGTAGATTTATCAAAAAAACACAATGTAAAATTATATGTTGATGATGTGTTTTTGTATCATCCAACATTAAGGTGGATTGCACAATATGACCCTAAAGTTCTTAGATTTGAGTGGAGAAAGTATGGCTCGTTTAACGATAATATTTTTAATAATTTATCGTATCACGATTTATATATAGCACTACACTTAGGATATGATTTATCAGGTGATATTCATATTAAAACTAATAGAGTAAATGAAAAGGAGTTTAGTATTGGTGATACTGAATTCTACTATGATAGAGTTAGTAAAAAGAAAACTAAACAAGCATTTGGTGGTGGATATACTTTTGATTTTAAAACAAATCTAAATTTACTAACATCGATGTTTCATCAGGTATTTGATGGTAAAGTATCATTTGAATCAAACAACCAAATGGCATTAGATGTAAATTCTATATTGGATAGGTTGAATGAACATAAACCAAAAGTAGCTGTTATTGGAGCGGGTATTTTTGGAGTTACATCAGCACTTAAATTGGATGATGACTTTGATGTAACACTATTTGAAAAGAATAATGATATTTTACAAAACGCGAGTTCTATAAACCAATATAGATTACATAGGGGATATCATTATCCAAGAAGTGTTGATACTGCTGTATCTGCGAAACATGGTACTGAAACATTTTTGGAAGAATATCCATGTGAATTAGAATCATCAAATCAACATTATGCAATTGCATCATTTGGTTCAAAAGTAACATCAAATGATTATGAATCTTTTATGGATAATGTGGGTTTGAACTATGAAGAAGTTGTGAGTGATTTGCTAGTAGATACACATATAGAAAAGTTATATAAAGTTGATGAGGGGTTGTTTGACCCTAAAAAGTTATATGATATGTGTAAAGCTAGATTGAATGATTCTAACATAAAAATATTGTATAATCAAGAATTCAAACGAATAGATGAGTTGGATTATGATTATGTAGTAAATGCAACATATTCTAATTTAAATCAGAATTCAGAGAAACAATCAGATTATCAATTTGAGATTTGTGAAAAACCATTGATTAAGTTGCCTGAAAAATATAAGGGGATGGGTATTGTAATTATGGATGGCCCATTTATGTGTATAGACCCATATTCTGATACCGAGTATCATGTTGTTGGTAATGTAGTTCATGCAATCCATTACACAAATACAGGTAAGATGCCTGAGATACCTAAAAAGTTAGAAGGGTTATTAAATAAAGGTATTGTAAAAAATCCATCAATTACAAAATGGAGTAAATTTAAAGAAACGTTAAGTAAGTTTTTTACGAATGTTGATGGTGTAGAACACATTGGTTCTATGTTTACAATCAGAACTGTATTATCTAATAGAGATTATGATGATGCAAGACCTAGTATAGTTGATAAAGAATCTAAAAGTAAATATCTAATATTTTCAGGTAAAATATCAACCGCAGTTGATACTGCAAATGAGTTGTGCAATTATATAAAAAAGAGCTAATATGCATTTTTTTAGAATTAATAGTAACAAATTAAGTAGCGCAGGTGAAGTAGATTTAGTTGGGTTTGATAAAAAAAATCCAATGTATATACCTGATGAATACTTAGAAGCTGGTGAGTTCTTAGTTATGAGAACCTGTCATGGTATTGGAGATTGGTGTATCATATCAGGCATACCAAGAATACTAAAATCAAAATATCCAAATTGTAAAGTATATGTACCATCTTCTAAAATGTTAAAAGATATATTTGGTGATATGATGCAGAATTGGGGGTATGGTTTATATGATGCTACTAAAGTTACTGAAGATATTTTTAAAAACAACCCATATGTAGATGAGTTTGTGGATTATGTGGATGGTGAGGTTTTCCACGACCATTATAGGATATTTGATTCTGAAAATTCAAAGATTCCATTAACAACACAAATGATGAAGTTTTGGCAATTTAATAATGAAGAATTATCAGATACAACGCCAGATATATACTTTTCCGAAGAAGAAAGTAATTTTGGTAAAGAATTGCTTGGAAATATCAAAAATTATGGGTATATTGGTGTATCATCAACATATGGGTCAACCGCAGATACTCACTTGTTGGTAGATAAAATAAAAGAATATGGTGATATCCATTGGTTTTATTATGGAGAAGCTCCAATTGAAGAAACTAATTTGAATTTTATAAAAAATTATACATCAGTAAAACCAATGAATCTTAACATCAGACAACAAATGTATCTTCGTTGTAACGCTATAGTAAATGTTGGTAATGAAAGTGGTATGACTTTATGGTGCGCTAAGTATTCAGATACGTTTGTATTAGGTAATAAATTCTATGGACCTCTACATGGTGAGAGATTAAATGGTAAACCAAGAAAAGACCCGTTTAAGACTGGTAATTTTGTTGATAAAATAATATATCTTACATAATGAATACGATACTATTAACTTGTTCGGGCGGCCCTGCTGCGGTGGGTGTAATTAAATCTATTAGGGGTATACCTTATAAATGCCGTATTGTTTCTATTGATTTAGACCCGTTAGCTGTGGGTGGGTTATTATCAGATGTGAGTTACACAGTACCAAACTCAGAATCAGATGAATATTGGGATGTTGTGTTTGATATTATCAAAAAAGAAAAAGTTACTTTAATTTTACCAACAGGTGATAGTGATATTAAACATTTTTCTAAACATAAAAGTGAATTAGAATCTATGGGTATTTCGGTTTTCATGTCCGATTACGATACAATTCTGAACTGCCAAAATAAAATGAGGTTTTATGAATTTTGTGTTTCTAAGTTTAGTGATGTTCTTCCTAAGACTAGTTTAAATGGTTATGATTTAAATTTACCTGTAATTGCCAAACCAAAAGTTGGGAGTGGTAGTAGAGGTATTCATTTATGTAAATCAAATCGTGATTTAGAATCAATAACTGGAGATTATATATTTCAATCGTATCTGCCAGGGAAAGAATATACAGTAGATTTATTATCTGATTTAGATTGTAACGTATTAAGTTGTGTTGTAAGAGAACGATTGCAAGTTAAAGCCGGAATCTCTGTAAAGGGTAAGGTTATAATAAATAAGACCATAGAAAAAATGTGTACTGATTTGGCACACCATTTAAATATAAAAGGGCCAGTATGTATTCAGCTAAAAGAAGATGAAAACGGAAATCCTAAATTTATAGAAGTAAACCCACGATTAGGCGGTGGTACTTATTTTAGTAGATTAGCAGGTGTTAACTTTGTAGAAATAATACTACAAATAGTAAATGGTAAAGATGTGCATATTAATTCTCCAAAGGAAATAACTGTGGTAAGATATTTTAATGAAATAGTAGTATGAGAATATTTGTAGATATAGATGAAACAATATGCATTCACAATGGTGATAGATTGGGCTATAAGAATCCTACACCATTGATTGAAAATATAGATAAAATAAATAAACTATATGATGCTGGAAATGAAATTACATATTGGACTGCAAGGGGGTCATATAGTGGTATAGATTATTACGAACTAACGAAATCTCAATTAGATGATTGGGGGTGTAAGTATCATCATTTAAGTGTTGGTGAAAAACCATCATATGATTTATTAATTTGTGATAAAACAAAACGAATAGAAGAGATATGAAAAACGAAAGAATATTAGTAATCGGTGGTACAGGTGCTTTAGGTAGTACGTTAACTGATAGATACTATAACGATAATGAAATTATGGTATTATCTCGTAGTGAACATAAACAAGAGGCAATGCGAGTAAATTATCCGAATGTTACATATCGGTTAGGTGATGTTAAAGATAAACCATCTTTAGTAAGAAACTTATATGAGTTTAAACCCACTGTTGTTATCAATACAGCTGCAGTTAAAACAGTCTGGGTATGTCAAGATAATAGTTACGAATCCGTACAAACAAATATTATAGGACATCAGAATTTAATAGATGCAATACAAGAATGTAATCACAAAATAAAAACATTGGTTTTTATATCAACTGATAAAGCGTGTAAACCTGTAAATGTATATGGAATGTCGAAGGCAATTGCCGAACAATTGTATGTAAACTTTGCAAAACAACAATCTGATATCAAAGTGGTAATGGCTAGGTATGGTAATGTATTAAACTCTACGGGTTCTATAATTCCAGTATTTACAAAAAAGATAAAAGATGGTGCAACATCATTACCAATTACAGATTTTGGTATGACTAGATTTTTACTTACATTAGACCAGGCGATTGATTTAATTGAATGGGCATACTTCCACAAAGATTCACATGGTAAAATTGCAATCCCTAAAATAGAATCATTAAAGATTATTGATTTGGCAAAAGCAATAGCTAAATCACTTGGTAAAGATAATATTGATTTTCATAAAGTTCCAATAAAAGATGGTGAAAAACTACATGAAGATATGATTAGTGAGATTGAGTTTCAACGTACTAAAGAATATGATAATTACTATCTAATTGGATATGAAAGAATAAATGAAAGTTACGACCACAAACCATTCAACTCAGCATTACATTTAACAAAAGATACAACTGAATTTTTAAAAAGAAATAACGTATGGTAGTTGGTATAAACGGAGTTGGATTTGTGGGATACCATTTATGGGTTTATCTAAATTATAAATCAGATGTTGATGTAATTAGATTATCAAAAGAACCAACGCATACAGAACTTAAAAAATGTGATGTAATCGTTCATATGCGAGAACGTAATAGAGGTAATTTAGATAAACTTTATTCTGATAATAGAGAATCTACTTTAAGTTTGTTAAAAGCATTAAACGATATAAACCATAAACCTAAAATTATATACACATCATCAATCCACGAAAACTCAGATGATTTATATGGTAAATGGAGAAGAGATAACATTAAAAATTTTATGGAATGGGGTGGTGATTTTAAATCAGTAAAGCTACCAAATATTTTTGGCCCGTTTTGTAAACCAAACTACAACTCATTTATTGCAACATTTTGTGATAAGATTATAAAAGGTGAAGATGTAACATATAGCTCTGATAATGTAAACTTACTTTATGTAGAGGATTTGTGTATTCAGTTATTAGAAGTAATAAATGGTGAAAGAGATGAAATTGAATATACTGATATTGTACCCGTAGAATATGTTTATAACAAACTAATCCTTTGGAGAAAGCAATATTTAACAGAAAATAAAATACCCTACATTGATTGTAATTTTGATTTAAATCTATTTAATACTTTTAGGTCATATGTAGATGATGATTGTAGATTGTTTCCTATAAAATTAAATGAAGATAATAGAGGTAAATTATCAGAGTTAGTAATATCAAAAATACCAGGTCAAATATTTTATTCTACTACAAAACCAGATACTAAACATATTAGAGGAAATCACTTCCATACTAAAAGAATTGAAAGGTTTTGTATATTAGAAGGTAAGGCATCTGTAAGTATGAGAAAAGTTGGTACAGAAGATGTAAAGACTTACACTATAAATGGTGATGATGGGGTTGTATTTGATACACCAGTTTATTATACTCATAATCTAAAAAACATAGGTGATACACCATTGATAGCGTGTTTTTGGATGAATGATATTTTGAGTGAAGTAAAAGTAGATGATACTTATTTTGAGAAAGTATAAAATTATGAAAAGACAAGAAGAAATAGATAATAACTTTAATAGAGTAGCTAATAAGATAGGAAACGTAGATGGCCCATTAAAATATATCGGTCATTTTATGAATGACTTATATGAGTATGGAAAACTATGTGAAGGTGGCCACATTGTTGAGATAGGAGTTCAAGGACTTTTATCATCTTGGGCTTGGTTAAAATCAAACCCTAAAAAAATTACATTAAATGATATTAGTTTTAATCCTTGTAGAGAAATTTTACCAATATACAAAAGTATCGCTGAGGAAAATAATATTGAAGTAGTAGTAGAAGAAATGAATTCACATCGAATGGAATTAGCTGATGTTGATTTATTATTCATAGATGGTTTACATCAAAGACCACACGTCAGAAAAGAATTAGAATTATTTAATGAAGTTGTAAGTAAGTATATCATTGTACATGATATTATAAAATTTAAAGGAGTAAAAGATGCAACTGATGATTTTTTATCTACAACAGATGAATGGGTATTGGATAAGGATATAGAAATATTTCCTGGTCTTAGGATATTAAAACGAATAAATAATTAGGATAATTCAAAAAGTTTTTGTATATTAGTAGAAACGTATAGTTATGTATTCACCAATTAGTTTAGATTATTTCTTAAATATGGAGGTCGCCAATGGTGGCCCGAGTAAACAAGTTTTAAATCCAAATGGTAATTTAAAAACTGTTAGAGATTTTGTAGAATATTGGAAATCGGCGCCAACCCCAAATTTAACTCCTGAGATATGGCAATATTACAATTGTATGATTGCTGGGTTTAGACATGATGTTGCAAATCATCACGATTTAGGGTGGGAGAATCTAACAGAAGAATATTATAATTCATTAGAACCAATGAGTGATGATGAAATTGAAGAGTACCTACAAAATAACCCAGTTGAATTTGATAATGGATTTATCAAACATAGTTACCACAGAGCATTAGCAATGATTGGTCGTTTGATTAGGGGTGAGAAGTACTTTCCATTCTATATGAAAACTGAAAAGATATATGATATTCCCTGGTCAAATGATAATAAAATAAGAACCACCAAACCGATTGATAATTTAAACATTCTATCAGAACTGGATAGAATGGGTATCCCACCTTCTGAATATTGTATATGCCAGAGTGGTATTTTAAGTGCGATGGGTATTAGACAAAACGATGATTTGGATATAATCATATCTTCAAATCTTCGTAGTCAAAACATCAGTTTCCCATCATCAGTTGAGGTGTTCCCAAAAGATTACCCTAAATTTGATTATTTTGGTGCTGAAGGTGATGATGATATATTAGAGAACTATTGTGTTGATATCAATGGTTATAAGTTCTTAGAACCCCGATTCTACTTTGCACGTAAACACATATCAGATATACATCGTGATATGCATGATTGGAATGGTATAAGAGAGTTTTTCAAAAGAGAATCTCATAAAGGATACCCATTTAACTTTGAGTTTTATAAATGGGGATTACCTGAATTTTCAGAGCGGGTAAGAGTAGAAGATTTGGACTTTGAACATTTAACAACTATAAAGGATAAATACGATAGAGTTGTTGATGGTGTTAATCAAGGAAGAGTAGTTTACAAAGGAGATGGTTATTTTGTAAAAGTATTTCATCCTGAGTATTGTAGATTACAAAATTTTAGAGATGCACTAAGTAGTGGGTTCTTAAATGGATTAGTACCATCTCTGACTCATTTGGTAGAAAATGATAATGGTGATATTATTGGGTATATAACTTTATCAGGCAGACACCCAAATGATATCCCAAATGATTTAGTTAGAACTGTTTTAAGAAACTCAAAACAAAGAGGTAAGGTTTTTTATGATTTAGTTCCAATAAATGTTATTTATGATGATTATTTCAATCAATTAGGTTTGATTGATTTAGAAAGTGTTTACGATTTAAATAGATTAGATGATATGAAACTACATAAGGCTGAAATGAAACCATCTAATTTAATTAACCTTATAGAACAAATATGAAAAACGTAATATTCATACCAAATGTAGCAACTGGCGATGGTAGAAGTACACCATACCATTACTCAGTAAAGAGTTGGAAGCATTGGGCAGAAAAACATAATGTGTTGGTATTGGAATGGGATGAACCAATTATGGATACCTCTAAATTTCCAATCATTATGCAGCGAGAATGGGTGTTTGATATATTAGAACATAATGATATTGATTACGACCAGATTTTAATTGTAGATGCTGATACAATAGTTCATCCTGATTGCCCAAATTTCTTTAAAGAAACTAATCACAACTACGCTGCCGTTGTAAACAATGGTTGTTATGAGTGGGTAACTCGAAGTGTGAGAGGATGGGGTGATGCTATGTTTCCAAATGAACCATTGGTAAAACCATATGATTATTTTAACACTGGATTTGTAGTTGTAAACAAAAAACATAAACCATTCTTTGATGAAATAAAAGACTTGTATCTTAACAGAGGTGAAGAAATAAAACATTACAGAGATACCATAAAGGCAAGTACAGGTCAAACTATGGTAAATTTTATGTTAAAGAAAAATAATATAGAAGTAACTAAATTATCTGAAGGGTATAATCTGCAAGATTTATTTAGAAAGAATTTATTACACATACCAGGTCATTCTTGGTTTAGTGATGATTTACATTTTTTGGATGCTGGGTGGGTATATCACTTTAATGCAATACCACAAAACCCAAGAGATGTATCTTATTGGATGGAACGAACATATAACAAATTATACAAATAAAATAAAAAATGGGAATACAAGCAAATGGTATGAAATTGATTCACCAAGTAATTGATACTTTTGAGGGTGAATACAATGTTATGAATTGGGGTAATGCGTACATTAGAATAGGAACACAAAAGTGGATTTTTGATAATAACAAAATCTCATCAGATACCAATATACTAACAATGGCGGGTAATAATAGTTGGGCATCTCGTGATTACTTCCCATTAGTAGGTGGTAATCATAAGTCTATTGATATGAATGGTAAAGAGGATTCGTTGATTGTTGACCTTAGACTTCCAATCGAAGATAATGATGAATACGGAATTTTGAATTGGGCAGATTTAGTAATTGATGCAGGTACATCGGAACACGTCGAAGTTCAGTATTACAATTGGAAAAACCTTTACGATGTTTGTAAAGTTGGTGGGTATATGGTACACATATTACCAAAAGTTGGATATTGGGATGGGCATTGTGAGTTCAAATACACATCTGAATTCTTCGTTCAACTTTCCGATGCTATGGGATATGAAATCATAGAACTACACGATGATATTGAAAGCTCATCAAGAGGTGATGTTTGTTGTATCTTCAAAAAGGTATCAGATATTCCGTTTATGAGTACTTCGGAATTTGAAAAACTACCAATTCACATCGAAAGTGGGTTATTTAGAGATAGAACTCTGTATTCATACGCATACAAATAATGAAGTTATTATATTTTAATAGAGTCTTATGCTTATCTCCACATCCTGATGATGTGGAGTACAGTATGTCTGGTACTATATTAGGTTGTACTGATACCATCTTTGATATTATTTGTTTATCAAATGGTGGTGATTGTGATACAACAACAGGTACATCCAGATTAGATGAGGTAAAGAATTTTTGGAGTGGGGTAGATAATGTAAATCTACATTTTTCTGATTGTAATTTTCTAAGAGAAAAGAAAGAAGAAGAGTGGGTAAATTGGATAGAAACTAAATTCTTAAAAGAAATTTCATATGATTGCATATTCACAACATCAGCGATTGATAGTCATTTTGAACATCAATTAATTAATAGATTAGGACCTGCGCTTACACGAGGTATTTGGCCAAACAGAAAAAACTTAGGACCACCATCATTAATTGAATATAAATCACCATCTACATTGAATGAATGGAATTCAACGTTTCAATTCGTTATTGAAGATACTTACGATGATAAAATAATGAGATTAAGAAGTTTTAAATCCCAATTACATCATACTTACTTTGATGAAAAGGTATTAAAGGCGTTCCATACAGATTTTCAATCTTACAAAAAAGGTATGTATAGAGTTGAAGAATTTAAAATAAAGAATTTGTACCAATGAAAGTAGCATTTTTTACTGAAATGGGATTTGGTGGTAAAGTACCACGAACTCATAAGAATATGAGAACAGAATTTGCATGGATGGTTGCACTAAACGCAGACCATTACAACCTCAATGATACACCTGAACAATACTATCAGCTGGGTATTGTGATTACACCAAAGAATTCGCCTGAAAAAGTAGATTTAGGTAGGATTAAAAACTTTTGTAAGACGGTTGGTGTAATGCAAGAAGGACCATTTTGGTTTTTTCAGGATTATGAATTATCTAATCAAATCCATTACTATAATAATTTAGTAGAATCTGATATCATATTTGCACATAATGAACAAGATGCACGATATTATAAAGGCTTGATAGGGCATAAGGATGTTAGAGTTTTACAATCTTTGATGATTGAAGATGCACTACTAAATGTTCAATTACAACATCCTGAGGGTAGAGATGGTATTATGATTGGTGGTAATATGAAGAGTTGGTATGGTGGGTTTGATTCCTTTATGTTAGCATCTTCAGTTACCGATGAAATCTATTCACCACAAATGGGTAGACGGCAAGAGGGTGAAGAACAACTTGGAATTACCCAATTACCATACTTAGAATGGGATAAATGGATTTCAGAATTAAGTAAAAGAAGAGTGGGTATCCATATGATGAGAACTCACGCAGCAGGAACATTCGCATTGAATTGTTCTTATTTAGGTATCCCTTGTATTGGTTACAACAACTTAGATACACAAAGAGAATTACATCCAAACCTATCAGTAAAAGATGGTGATATGGAAACTGCAAGAGAATTAGTAAAAAAGTTGTGGAATGATTTGGATTTCTACGAAGAAAATCGTATATTAACACAAAATTTATACAAAGAAAAATACTCTGAGGAAGAGTGGAAAAGAAAGTTTTATAATGAGTTTAAGTAAAAAAGATATATCGTTTATTCAACCTTCAAGAAATAACTTGAAGTATTTAAAGTGGTCTTATGATTCAATCAGAAAGAACGCAGGGCCAAAACCACATATTTGTGTAGCAGATGATTTCTCAAATGATGGAACATGGGAATGGTGTCAAGAGATGATGGAGAAGGATAAAAAATTCCATGCAATTAGAAACGAAGGCCCGACAAGATTAGGTCATACAATCTTATATGATAGATTGATTAACGAAGTGGCACCTACAAAAATTGTAGGAATCTATCATGCTGATATGTACCTTTGTCCTGGTGCATTGGAATCTGTATTGGAACATATCAAACCATTGAGTGTGGTATCACTCACTCGAATTGAACCAGATTTACACCCACCAGGGCCTGAGAAAGCACTTATTAAAAATGCACCAACCGAACCTGAAGATTTTGATGAAAATTGGTTCTTAGATTATTTCAAAAATGAATATTTACCACAATCAAAAGGAAAAACTACTGAAGGTATCTTTGCACCCTGGTTCTTATTCAAAGAAGATTTTCAATCAATTGGTGGGCATGACCCATTATACGCACCACAATCAAAAGAAGATTCTGATATCTTTAACCGATTCCTTTTAAATGGGTACAAATTCATTCAGACGTGGGAAGGTGCAGTATTCCATTTAACTTGTAGAGGTAGTAGATACAACCCAACAATTACCGAAGTTGGAAAAGAATCAGATGAGTGGTTAGCGCAAAACATTCGTTCAACTCGTAACTTTATCAGAAAGTGGGGACACTTTGTAAAACATGATGCTTATATGAAACCAATCGTACCACCAAAGTATGATATTCAGTTTAACATTGAAAATGGAAATGAGAAGTTATTGAATATGCTAGAGCCATGGTGTAGTAGAATTGTGATAGATTTGGATTCTGATAAAATCAAAGAATATATTGAGTTAGAACAACCAAATACTCAATTTGATTTAACTAAAAGAATTAATGTAGATGTGGATTCTGATATTGAAATTAGTTTTGATGCAAATAAATTAACCCAATATTCATATAATACAATAACTGAGTTATCTATGATACTTGAGAACTCTGAAATTGAGGTTGGTGAGTTTGAATTAGATATATTTAGAGTGAATGTTAATAAGGTAAAAACTTACGAAAATTCATTGATTCATCTAAATTGATGTATTTATTGGTAATATGAGATACTACATTCTACTTCCAGATGATGATGGGAATGAAGATTATTCCACTAACATCTTAGGTGAAAGCTCTTTCAAAACGTTTTGGGTGGAGCATGGTTTTGAAATATTCGAACGAATGGTTCACAAATATCCAGATACCTTAGAACACATTATCATTAAAGATGAAAAGGGTAAAGATTATACACCCGAAGAATTTCTAAAACAAATCAGCAAATTAGTAATTAAAAGGATGGACTAATGTCAAAAGTTAGACTTAATCACATTGATTGGGAAAATTATGATGAATTGGATGAGTTATATTATGATTCAATGGAACTAACTCAAAACAAAAAAAGAAAAAATGGCAAATTTAAAGAAAACGAAAATGATAGAGACCTTCACCAACCACAATGGGTGTCTACCCGACGGGGAGAGGGTGATAGTTATATCAGTAAACGAAGAAAAGCAAGAAGTTAAAGTTACAGACCCATTCGATAGAGAATGGATTGTACCAATTTCGTATGTTAAACTAAATTAATACATATTTATATCCAAAGAACTTACGGAGTAACTAATGCCCGCTAAATCTAAAGCTCAACAAAAATATATGGGGTTGGCATATGCACTTAAAAAAGGTGATGTTAAACCTTCAGATGTATCTAAAGATATTAGAGATACAGCTAAAGGAATGACAAAATCAGATTTAAAAAAATACGCATCAACCAAACATAAGGGATTACCAAACAAAGTTGAGATGGAGTTGGAAGTATTAATTAAAAAAATCGATGAGGAATGGTCGGATAAATACAAAAGAAGTATAGATTGTAATAATCCAAAAGGGTTTTCTCAGAGAGCACATTGTCAAGGAAAACGTAAGTAACGAAATGGAGTTAAAATATGTTATTAAGAGTTGGTTCGCGTGGAACTGAAGTAAAAGAATTACAGGAGTTTCTTGAAATTGGCGCAGATGGCATCTTCGGTAAAGGTACTGAAAAAGCAGTTAAAGAGTGGCAATCTAAAAATGGATTGGCAGCTGATGGTATTGTGGGCCCTTCCACTTGGGATGCTATGGGTCTTGCTACTACTGATAATTCGGAAAAGGTTTACACAACGGAAAACGGATTAATCGTAAATAGACACTTCCTTCCACCTGGTGAGTACAAATCAGGTCCAACAAATAAAGAGTACGTTTTCCTACACCATACTGCCGGATGGCATAATCCCTTTAAGACAATTGATAACTGGGGTAGAGATTCAAGAGGTGCAGTTGCAACTGAATTCGTATTAGGTGGTCAATCAGTAAAAGGTAACGATACCAAATATGACGGTGTAATGGTACAAGCATTTCCAGAAGGTGGTTACGGATGGCACTTAGGAAAGAATGGTTCACAACATATGCATACCCATTCAGTAGGTGTAGAGGTAAATAATTTTGGATACATAATTGACGGTAAAACTTATGCCGGTACTACGGCTCATGAATCACAAATCGTTAAATTAGCAAAACCATTTAGAGGACACAGTTTATGGCACAGATATTCTGATGCACAAATTGATGCAATGCGCTTATGGATTTTATGGATTGCTGAAAGAGATAATATTGATGTCAGAGCCGGATTGCCTGCTTTAATTAAAGAAAAAGGTGCGGATGCCTTTGAATTCAACGAAGACGCTTATTACGGAAAAGTAAAAGGTACATGGACACATACTAATACTCGTAAAGATAAAGTAGATATGTTCCCGCAACCTGAACTCATCGATATGTTATTAGGGTTATAATGAAAGAATTAGAAGATATTTTTAATACAAAGGAGTTTAAATCATTATCTTGGAGAAAGAGAATGGTGATTAGGTTAAAGGTTGCTTTAATCCAAACTTTTAATTATGGAATGTAATAAGATGGAAATGATACAATCGAAAGTAACCCAATTTATAATGGGGGTATCCGCACTTTGTGGTTTTATGGGAAGTTATTTTATGGATTTAACCGCAAATAATACTGAACAATACCTCGCCGTTATATGTGTAATGTTATTAGATGGGTTCTTTGGAATCATCGCAGGAATTAAAAGAGAGGGTTTTAAAACATATAAAGCACTCAGAGTTTTGAAAAACATTTTTGCGTGGGAATTGATTCTCACAGTCATACTATCAATTGAATTAGGATTTAAAGGAACTGGTTGGTTATCTGAAACCATATTAGCACCATTCTTAGTATTCCAATTGATTTCGGCTCTTAAAAATGCATCTATGGCAGGTTTCATTAAAAATGAATTACTTAATGAAATTTTAGATAGAATAGATAAACATAAAGGAGCTAGAAATGAAGGAACTTCTAAATAGTATTACTGATACACGTATGGTGTATCTTTTAATGTCAATCGTACTCTTATCAGGTTATTTTTTAGAATCTTGGGGAGTAGTAATCTTTGTAACATTTATGTTGAACGTTGGTGTTTGGACTGGGTTCTGTCCATCTAAATGGTTCTTCGCTAAATGTGGATTCAAAAAAGCAGATTTATAAGTGAAAGCATTGGATGGTATATCGTTAAACGCCAAAATATCATTAGGCGTTGCTGGAATGATTATGTTAACATTCTTTGCCGTTCAAACATGCATTGTATTTGGGATATGTGAACCAACCTTATTTCTTGCTAAATTTGGTTGGGGCTGTGTTGTATTCTTCATGCCACCATTCTTTAAGGTTGTAAGCGAGTTCATCAACAACATAAAAATTAGGGAAGAAAAAGTAAACGCTCAGTTGGGTGGTATCAGTCAATCTAATCTTGTTGTTACACTAACAATGGATGGTTACATCACTAAAGCAAATGATAACTTTTGTAAACTTGTCGGGTGTACAGAGGGTGATATGATTAAAAAACCACATTCTGCAATGGTTACTCCCGAATACGCTAAAAGTAAAGAATACTTAGAATTTTGGGAAACCCTACGAAGTGGAAAGAGTATAACTGGTGAGTTTGAGAGAGTTGCTAAGGATGGTTCAAAGAGATGGTTATATGGTAACTATACACCAATCAAAAACTCAAAGGGTGAGTACGATACAATACTTAAAATAGCAACTGATATTACTGCACAACATGAAGCTGAAGATATAGTTAACCAAAAGAACTCATACTTAGAACACGCCGCTAAGATTCTAAGACATGATATGCATAGTGGTATCAATACTTATATGCCAAGAGGGTTATCATCTCTTAGAAGAAGATTAAATGATGAAACAATCAAAGAGTTAAGAATTGAAGCACCACTTAAAATGTTAGATGAGGGATTAAAACATACTCAGAAGGTTTATGCGGGTGTAAAAGAGTTTACAAACTTAGTTAAAGAGGATGTTCAGTTGGATACCAAACAGGTTGATTTAAAAGAAATTCTTAAAAATTATTTATCATCAACATCATACTCAAAACAGGTCGTAATTGATGATTTAATCACAATGGATGTAAACGAACCATTGTTTTGTACAGCCATTGATAATTTAATTCGTAACGGATTGAAGTATAATGATAGTGGTACGAAAACTGTTATGATATTTATGGAAGATGATAACACACTATGTGTACAAGATAATGGTAGAGGTATGACTCAAACAGAGTTTGAGAACTTATCAAAACCATACATAAGAAAGAAGGAGCAAAAAGAAAGTGGTTCTGGTTTAGGATTAAATATTTGTATAGCAATTCTTAAAGAACATGGTTTTAATATAACAGCAGAAAAGTGTAACCCAGGAACTAAATTAAGGATAAAATTAAAATGAGCAATATGATTAACTCAATTTTACTAGTGGATGATGAGGATTTGTTCCACTTAGTATTTGAAGATGCTTGTAGTATCTTAGATATAACTCTTTCATTAGAGGCACTCAACTCTTCGGATGAGGCAGATAGGAAATTCAAAGAATGGTTTCCAGATGATATAAATCATGAAAGGCCCGAATGTGTATTCGTTGATTTAAACATCATTGGTTCATCGTTTGATGGTATTGAATTGATTCGTAAAATTAATACTGATTATGGTAACGGATGTGTTATTGGTATCATATCATCATCAGATGATACTCAGGAGATTGAGAAAGCCAAAGCAGCCGGGGCTCAGTTTTGGTTAGTAAAATCAGATGATATCGAACCACGATTAGAAGAATTCAGAGAAGATTATGATGGGTATGTGAACAAAACAAACCCATTTAAAGTGTACAAATAAAATGATAAAGAAATTAGGACATATCTTAACATATCACGATTCAGAACCAACTGAGGTTTTGCAGGGACTGATATGGCTTATATTTGCACCACTTGTATTAGAGGCGGAGTTCTTTCCTGATTTATGGTATGTCGCAATCATTAGTGTATTAATCGGATATGGTACTCTACACTCAGTTGTTTATAGTAGTTTAGAACGAAGAAGAGTGTTTGGGTATTTGTATGGTGGTATGGCAATACTATTTGTTCTTATACACTTTACAGCAGATGTTAATTGGACTCCAATGAATTGGGGTTGGATTGTGATAGCAATTAGTGCATTAAGTAATATCAGAAGAATCACCCGAAAAATCGAATCACAAAAAAGTGATAAAGAACAACAAGATATCACTAAGATGTACAGAGAAGAATTGGAAGAGAAGATTGAAAAACTCCAAAAAGAGAATTTTGATATGAGATTGGAACAAATTAAATTGAAAGAGTTAATAGATGAAAAGTAAGTTATGGATGCTAAAAAAATATGTAGGGATGAATTACTAAAATTAGCCAAAGAAAAAAAGATATACTTAGAGGGTAATATCTTAAAAGTTTTAAAAGCTGATAGTAATGATACTGAATTTATAGAATATTTAAAAATCTGTAAACAACGAGATATAGAATCTCGTAGAAAACGATTACAGGTAACCAAACAAGTTCAGAAACAAAACAAAGAATTAGAATCAGCCGCTAAAGAAAATGTTAGGGTTAATAAGCAATTAGAAAAAGCTCTAAACGAGGCAATAAATTCTGCCGAACAATCAAAGAAATCTAAAGAAGATGCTGAGCAGGCTAGAGAAGAAGCCGATAGGTTGAGGTACAAAGCAGAACAGGCAAAGGAACTTGCTGAAACTGACCTATCATTACTCCAAAAGAAAACACAAACTGAATTGATGGGTAATATCGTAAGAGTTGCTTTATGGGTTATTATGGGAGTTGGTTTAATCACAACTGGATTATATGTATTTGTACTACTCTTTGGACATGATTCTAAAATCATAGAATCAACGTGGTCAAATCTATTTGGTATCCTATTAACAAACTCCTTCAGTATTTTAGGTACTATTATGGGAGTTAAACACGCAACTCAGAGTGATAAAAAATAATACCATACTTATATAAGATGTATAGTTGGAATCAATATAAGAGTTTAAACGAAAACCGAAGCCTAAACGAAAATGTGGTGCTGAAGAAGTATCAGATTTATTTAGGTAAATTGGAGTTAGAAGAATTTCTAAGAAATCCAATTGACGGTGGTGATGTTCAACCTACACCAACTATACCAACAGAA